GTTATAGAACTGTCAAAACTCCTACTGTATGCCTTTATTTTGTCTAGAAATGTTTGTGTCACATTATACATAGCCTACCTCCTTTCCTAGAATATATAGAGGTTACTCCTGTATCATGTAGTCAATAACCATTAGTTCACCTGGAGAAATGCTATATCCTTCAAGCTCATTAATATTAAATTTATGAATATCAATTTCGTTCTCTATCTCTAAAAGTTCATTAATATCTTTATCCCATTTTTCTTTACATCCATCTTTAAAGATAACCTGTCCCTCTTTATCAAATTTAAATTCCCCTTTTTTATCTTTAGTGGCGTATTGATCTAAAAGTTTATTTCTTTCTTCATTGTAAACCTTAAGCTCACTTTCGATTTTACCTATATTTTTAGCTAGAGCATAAGACACCTTTATAGGTAATTGCTTTTCTGATATAGCCCTCAATTTATTTGCATCATTTATTATTTGTTCATTACTTAATTTTACTTTACTCATTTACAGTACCTCCCATTAATTCATCCTCAACTTTATAAACTTCTTCCTCAAAAGCTTCCATATCAGCTCTTACCTCAGTTCTATTTTTATTATAAAGTTCCTGATTGGTTATGTTTTTAGAAATAGAAGCATTGTTAGTTCCATCCGTTTTTATAGTTGCTTGCATATATACCACTTGTACATTATTTACTATGCTTTCTCCTATTATAGTTATATTTTTATTTGTCTTTAACATTTATATCATCCTTTCTAATTTTCAATTAAATTAAAGCTTAAGCCCTTCCACATACCTGAGCCAAAAGACTGCTTAGGTGTATTTCTTTCACTGGTATGCATACTTAAAGTAATACTTCCTAATGGATCCAAATAAGTAACATCAAACTCTTTTTTTATAACTTCTCGAAGTATAGTAAGAATTTCAGCGCTTGTAAGTGGTCCCCATTCACATTTTATTTTCCTTTTTGTAGCTATTACATCCCTGTGCATTCGCCCTCTAAGATTTCTCTTGGATTTTTCACTATCTAAATCTAAAATTCCCACATCAAAATCTTTAGGGGCAGGCATTTCAATTCCATTGATTAATAATTTCTCAATATCCATACTCTACCCCCTAAACCTCTAGTAATGTTCTTCCGGATTGCCTTTGTAGCTTGTTAATGCTGTCTATAATGAACCTTGCAAACTCATATCCACCAAGCTGAATTACTATTTCTACAGCTCTATCAGTAGATGTATTTCCACCGCCACTAGTATTTAATCCTCCAAGTCTTTGAGTTAATTTGTCAGCCAACAAATCAATCCAACCTGTGTTATTTTCAAGTGGCATTACAGCTTCTTTTCCTGCTTCACCTACCATTGCAAGCGTTGGACTATCAATTATACCTCCACGTGCTAAATAAGGGATTTTAGGAATATTTACTCCCATTCCTCCTAATCTTCCAGGAACCCAATCTGGAAGACTTATTTTATTAAGCCCTGTAATAACTCCATTAACAAGCCCTATCAATCCGTTTAGTGGTGCCTTGGCTATAGATGATATTCCATTAAATATGCCTCCGAATATATTGACTACTCCACGCCATACTCTATCCCAGTCACCTGTAAATACTCCTGCAATAAAGTCTATTAATCCTCTGAATACCTGCTTTACAGAGTTAAATATATCTCTCGCACTTACAAAAAAAGCATTCATTGGGTCGCCAAATATTCCAAATACAGTAGACCAATCCTTAACAAAGGCATCTTTTAACCAAGTCATAACACCTGCAAATATGTTTTTTATATTTTCCCATATTTCTTTCATAGCATTTCTAAAGTTTTCATTAGTAGCCCATAAAGTCATAAATGCAGCTACTAGCCCAACTATAATAGAAATAATTAACACTATTGGATTAGCCATCATTGCAGCCCATACACCTTTTAAAACTACAATTAAATTTTTAGCCCATGCAATTACTTCAAGTATTACTATGAAAGTTTTTATTCCGGCCACAAGTCCAATTACTACAGCGAGAAATACTTGAACCCCTGTAAACCCATCTCCTGCAAGATAATTAACTAGCCTAGTTACTATCTCTATGATTGGGTTTAAGCCTTGTGCTGCTCCTGGTAATATACCAATAAACCAATTAACTATCGGAAGTATGAAACTATCATATATTCTCAATCCTAGCTTTATAATTGCTAGTATCAATCTTCCCACATTCTCTAAAAATAGCTGTACTGGTGGAGTAGCTAGCATACTAAAGAAGTTACCAAGAGTACCTTTGGTTCCATCTACAGCATTCCTAAATTCAGCCATAACACCTGCCCCATCTTTAGCCCATGCATTCTTAAATGGATTGAATATAGTTCCAAGAATTTGTTTGAATCTCTGAGCCCATATGCTAGTACTCTTATCTAAATCGGAAGTATCAAGATTAGGTGCAACTATCTCAGGAACTTTAGAACCTCCTGCGCCTGCTCCATCTTCATCTTTACTAGTATCTAAGATATTTAACTCATCAAACCCAGCCAGAGCTCCTTTTGCATCTTTTCCAGCTTTCTTTGCTGATTCTCCATAAGCTCCCATAGCTACTTTAGCAGCAACTAACCCTTTTGCTGATTGCATACCCTGCTTAAATGTCTTTCCAAAGAGCGTATTCATAAAACTAGCGAAGTAAGCTGTCGCAGTACTTAAAGCACTCATCAAAGTATTTATGGCAGGAAGTACAGCTTGGTATATTGGCATAAATGCAGTATATAAATTACTCTTTATCTGTACTAAGGAGTTTGTAAACTGCTGATTAGTCATCATAGCTTGACCTAAAAATCTACCTGTTGCTGTTATCCCTTTTATAATTGCAGGGAATATTAATCCCCAAGTAACTATGGACCTCATCATCATATTGAATTGATTATGAGTACCCCTTAAATTATTACTTGTATTCTTAACTGAATTACCAAACAACTTAAAGTTATTGCTTGCCTTATTAGCTTGATTGCCTGCTTTATTAGATACATTTCCTAGTTGCCCTGCTGCTGAACCTGCTCCTGCAAGTTTCGCATCTAAATCAGCTAATTTAAATCCTGCTTTATCAGAACTTGCTACAAGTTTATTTATTGCTGTTTCTGTTTTAAGAATCTGTTCTTGAAGCTTATTTTTAGTTGCAGGATTAAATGTGCTTGAATACTGCTCTCTTAGTCCTCTAAGCTTCTCCTGTTGCTGCTCTATTCTTGCATTGGTATTATTCAAACTAGCTGTTAAACTTTCTATTTGAGCCTTTATTTGTTCTGCATTTGCTCCTGAACTTACCTTAGGTATTGGTGGAGCTCTTGGAGTAGCTGTACTTGGAGCTTCTGCTTGTTTAGGTGTATTTAGATTAACCTTAGGGAATTTAGGAGTAGGTAGCTTTATATTTTTAACCCCTTCAAAAGCTCCACTTAACGCCCTTTTTAAGGTGTCCCTTAACGTCTTAGCGTTAGAATCTAAATTCTTTTTCATACTTCCAAAAGCAGCTTTAGTAGAACTCTGTAATGAGTTTTTTAAATTCTTACCTATTAAATTAGATACAGTACTTATTTGTTTTCCTATATCACTTTGTATTTCTAGGTCAAGACTAATCTTCCCCACACTATTATTATCAGCCATATTCTCACCTCACTTTTTGCATAATAAAAAGCACCTAGATTATTCTAAGTGCTTATCCAAACATTTTAGCAAAGAGTTCTTGCAACTCCTGCATTTGTTCCTCAGTTTCTTCAACTGTCATATCTTCTAATTGCTTTTCTCTCCACTCATTCCTTATTTTATGTTGTTCCTGAGTAAAGTTTTGAAGCATATCTTTATTTTCTTCTGCTCTAATAGAAACTATCTGACCTAGTGGTGTTTCTGGCATTATCCCTTTTAATAGAGTGGTAAATTCACTCCATGACATCTCAGTTTCACTTCTAAGTCTTATATTGTATTGCATAGCAAAAGATGCTTCTATTAAGTCCCAATCTTCTATAAGATCATACCATTTATTTGGTTTTACCCTTCCCTTTTCGAAATCGGGACTTCTTTCTTTCTTCCTCCGCTAATTCTTCAACTTCTTCTAAATCCATGTCATTTAATGCAGCCATGATAGCATTTATAATAGTTCCTGTACCTACTAAAGATAAATTTAAACTATTTATATAGTCTAAAGCTTCTTTGCCAAGTCCTGCTTCTATAATTTTATCCATTCTTTCAAAGTCATCAAGCTTTTCATCCTCAGATAATTGCTTTATGAATATAGCTTGATTTTTACTATTACTTACCTCATATTCATGATCTTTATCAATTATAACTTTAGGCTTATTATTAGTAAGCCTGCTCATAATATCATAAACTTTTCCCATTGCCATCTATTCATCCCTCCTTATGTTGTGAATTTAATTATTTGCTTTGCAAGTTCTTGTCCATAAATATCTCTAACTTCACTCAATGTTATTATATAAGTCTTAGATGTTGTCAAACTTGCACTTGGACTAATAGTCACAACCTTATTAGATGCATCTAAAGATATAGTATTAGCTACTAATGCTCCATCTGTTGCATTTAATAAAGTTATTCCACTAGCATCTGCTATAGCATTATTAAATGTTAATGCAGGCTTTGCTGTAACTGCCACTGTAGTTGCATTATTAGCAGGAACGCTACTAGATAGTGCAATAGCTGCTGCTGCAGGTGCTGGTGTCCATGTTGGCTTGCCATCACATATTAAATCAAATTCTAAGGCCGCTACATTTGTACTATCTCCTCCACCAGTGCTTTTCACATCTACAACACAATCAAAGCTTAATTTAGCTCCATTTGGAAACTCTATTTCTGCTTTACTTGAACAGTTAATACCATCCTTCCAAGATGTATCTGCTATATAGTCATTACCTGGATCACCTATATTTCTTTTTCCTTTTAAAGATATTGAAAGAGCTTTGCCTGTCATTAATGCTCTTTCCCATCCTGCTGTTGTCATACTAGTCCATTTTTCTACTTTTCCATCAATAGCTATACTGAAAGTTTCCATGTCAGCTATTTCTTTCATGGCTGAACCATCACTTGACTTTCCATTTGTTCCAATTCTGAATTTATTATCATAAACTGGATAAACTCCGCTTTCAAAGCTCATTAAACATTACCTACCTTTCATAATAAATTACTGTTTCTATTACATATTCATATATTCCATTTGAATCAGTCCCCACGCTTATAGGCTCTGAGGTTCTCATATCAAAATTAATAACTCTCTTGCCACCTATAACAGCATTTTTTCCAAATAATGCATCAAATACTTCCTGTACTTTTTGTTCTGCTATATTAGAGTTATTTCCCCAATGTACTAAAATAGAAATAGCTTTAGTTGAGTAGCTTGTATTAGCTAACCCTCCTAAAGCTATATTAGGCTTTGGACCTTGTACACTATATAGACCTATACATTGTTCTTTAGATGCATCTATCTTTCCTGAATACCATTGAGGACAGTCTATTTTTGTTTTTAAAAAGTCTCTCACTTCACTTAGTAACATTACTTAATCAACCCCTTACTAAGCATTTTTAAGAAATTCATATACGTTTCTTTTATAAATTTCTGTTTATCTCCATCAAGATACATTTGCATCCATTTGCCTTGTGCATTTATATTTTTATCTGTCCTAAAATTAAATTCAGGATGCCAATAAAGCCTACGTGCATAAGGAGTATCAAATACTATAGATGCAATCATATTCTTGATTTGAGAAGTATCTACAAATCCAGAACGTTCTAATTCTCCAGTATCCTTAGGAACTACAGCACTTGTTTTAATATCACTAAGCACTGCTTCTACTGTCATTTCAAAAGCCTTTTGACTTGCTTTTTCTAAATTACTAATCTTAGTTTTATCTAGCTTAATAGTTACTTTTACACTCATGTTAAATTAATCTCTGTTGAGAATACTGTTCCATCAGGATTCAATGGTCTTTCTGAACTATAGATAATCTTTTTATTATTACCTATTTTTACATGCCCTTTAATTATTTCACCCGGATTAATGTCACCTTCAATAGTCACTTTACCAGTAAGAGTTATAAGCCTTTTCTCTGCATCTACAATTGTTTTAGATTTATCTGTATAGATACATTTCCCATCAAAAAGTATTGTTTCTTCTGGCTCTCCATCCTCATTAAGCTCAGTATCAAATACTTTTACAGGAGTCTTGCACAAGAATTTTGGAAATGGTAATTTAAGTCCCATAACTATAACCTCCTGCAAGTTAATCCAGTTTGCTTGAGATAATTAAGCACTTCTTGAGTAGTTGTAACTCCATTAACTTTATTGGCATTAAAACTAACTGATGTACTTCCTGCAGCAAAACCACTTAAAGGCATATCAATGTACTCCCCATACTGATCCATGAAATTAGCATGTAGACATACTGCTTTCTTAACCTTATCCTTCTGAAACTCTGTGAGGTTATTAAATCCTATACCAACAATCCTATTAAAAGTAAGAGCATCTATTTGATCTGATGCTCTCTCTAATTTACTATTAAGCCTTTCTTCTATTTGTCCGCTAAAATCAGTGTAATATGTTTCATCTACATACATTAGATCACATCCTATTCAACCTTTTCAGAATCTTGTATTTTCTTAAGAATACCTTCTTGGCTTGTGCTCTTGCCAATATCTATTGCTTTTTCTTGAGCATATATTATTAATTCCTCAACGCTCATTTCATCTATGTTCTTTTCTCCAGTTTCCGTTGAATTATCTAGTTCACTAGTGCTTTCTTCCTCAACAACCGTATATCCTTTTTCTTTAAACCACTCAATTAAGTGTTTATCTTTTGTTTCTCCAACTCCATTATAAAAAGCTACACTTGCAGAAATACCAGTGTAGCTTTCATTTGGTGCTAATATCTTAGCCATATGAATTCCTCCTATTTAATTTTAATATTTCTGAATACTCCTGCTGCCTTACTTGCCTTTAAAGCTATAGCTGCAAGCATTTCTACTTCTCCAGTTTTTACAGCTCCACTTGTAGTAAAGTCAGGTAACCATGTTTCTATTGGTGAAGCTCCTGACATAGAAACTCCATGTAATCCATCTAACCCTAATCTAGCAACATATAAAGAAGTCGTTCCAGTTGTACCATTAGTTGAAACTACATCATTATTAGAACCTGCTTTAGCTCCTAAGTCAACAAAAGGAATTGGTCCATAAGATTCAACTTGTTGACCCCAATCATTCTTAGTTACTTGATACATACTTGCCCTTCTAGCACAAGCTCTTAATTTTGCTATAAGTTTTGAATTACCTGCAATAAATGATGGTGTTCCATCTAATCCAGTCAAAAATTCATCTAGCATATCTAGAAACATCATATAATTATCTGTTATTGCTGCACTAGTTGATAAATCTATAATGTTACTTCCTGTATTGTATTCAGTTGAACTTCCTGTTAATGCTTTTTCTAAACCATCAAAGGCTTTTTCATCTGTTGCTGTATCACCATTTATAAATGTATCATTAAATAGTGCTTGAGCAGCTTTTATCTTTTGAGATTGTTGCAACTCTACCTCTGAAACTATACCTCCCATGTTTTTAATAACTCTATCAATTTGATAGCTTCCACCAAAGATTTTTAAATCTACTGATTGTCTTTCTTTAGTTACTTCTTGTGGAGTGTATTCAGTATTAACTTGTCTAAATTGTGCTGTAGGTTGAGTTTTTAACCTAGTATATGAGTAAGTAAGTGTTGCTCCACCACCTGTTGGTGAAACTGCATCATCAAAGGTTAAATGATCTAAAATCCAGTTAGATTTTCTAAACTCATCTATAACCCCCATTTGCAAATCATCTTGTACATTCTTTTGCGCTTCTGCTAAAGTAATAGCCATATTATCATCCTTCTTTCTTTATTATTTTTGAATTTGTAGCTTTGCAGCTATAGCATCTTTCATGCTTACTTTTGGGTTTGGATCTACTTGAGTTGAATTACCATCAACACCTAATTTAAATCCTGGCTTAACTTCCGTTTGGGTTGTAGTGGTTTCAGCTTTAAATAAGAAAGCTTTACTCTCTTTTAAAGTCTTAAGTTGTTCATCAAGTCCAGTAACCTTACCATCATCCCCAAGGAGTAATTTAGACTTATCAAATAATCCAGCAACTAAGT